CTATAAGTATATTTTGATGTACAAAATCAAGTTTCACTTCTCTTGCTATTTCTTTGTAAACAAGTATGGCTAGATTATTTATATCTTGTTGAGATAATCTATAATCTGCAGATCTTATAACCATAAGCTCTGTTAAGTGTGTCATCCAATCTGAATATGTCATAAATCATCCTTTAATTTATATACCAGAACCAACCAGTGTTGGTTCTATATATAAACTATACATACTGTATGTTATATCTTTTTTTAGTAATAGGTGTTTTATTACCTGTAGGACGCTTTGTGATCGTGTTTATGGAGTTAACCCACTTGATCATCGTCTTATGCTTTAAAGCCTCTACAATGGCATGTGGTACATCCTGTTCAACATCTTTACGGATTACACATCCTATTTTAAAATATGCATTCTGAACTTTGTGTACAATGGTTGGATCTTCTGCTTGTGATGAATCATTGTCCGAAATGATTACTGTTTCAAGTTTTCTTGCGGCTCTTTCAATATCTTTAATCTTGTTTGATGGTCCGACACTTGTAACATTTTCAGGAGAGGAGTTATCATCTTCGTCATCTGCTTCAACAAGAACAAGATCTATCTTTTCTTTTAGTTTTTTACCACCAATGTTGTTGGAATATTTGATTCCTAAAAGATCAGCTTTTGCTCTCAAAGCTTCCATATCGTATTCTATTATTTCTTCAATTTTATTGTCTTTTGACATTTGAATTTCCTTTTGTTTTTATATTTTAGAACCAACTAGAGTGTTGGTTCTGAGTTGGCTACTTGAAGCCCTTTGGCTTACCTGTTCCAACATCTGGAGTCTTTGGAGCTGGAGCTCCTTTTCTTACCATTTTACCTGCCATAATATATCCTTTGTGTTTATTGTATCTCTGACATGAATGCCAGAGACGTTGTTTACTATTTGGCTACGTGAACCAATCTAGCAATCTTCTCAGGTTCAAGTACAATAGAACCAGCAAAGAAGTTGAAAGAGTATAGTCCCATTAGAGAGTATGGATCTTCCTGAGTTGGTTCTCCTGTAGGCTTCTTAGCCAAGAATCTGATTTTCTTGTTACCTTGTAGACCGATAGTTGCGAAAGCACCTTTCGTTACATAGATAATTGGGAAACCATCATAGTATTCACCCGGATTACCTGCACCGTGACCTCTTGCTTCAGCTTGAGCATCTGTAAGTACAGTTGTGCTGTATCCTACTGAGTTTGCTGTAGCTTCTACACCACAACCATCAAACATCATCATTCTTTGTGCTTCAATGAATCTTGTAGAGTGAACAGCACCTTGCTCATTTTTAGCCAAGTTACCTGCAGCAGCATACATACGTGCCGGAGTAAATGCTCTCTCATCAAAGTCATCTTTCAACTTTTCAAGTTCAGTTGTTGAAGTGTCACCACAATATGCGAACCAAGAAGCATTAACAGGTACAGTACCGATCTTTGTAGAACCAGTGATTATACTTGTGTTTTTCTTAGCATGGTTTGCTTTAAGTGCTTTCTGAGTATCTCTGATCAAGTCATAAGATAGTTCAGATGCTACAGCTGCATCTTCACCTGTAAGTGTAAGCAATGAAGTTGCTGTTCCACCATACATTTCAATACCTGCAGCTCCAAGAAGCTCTTTTTGTAGGTAATCATCATATAGCTCTGCAGCTAGTTCACCCATCTTTTCATAGTATTGGATCTCCATCTTTTGGTCAGAGAACAATTCTACTTCATCTGTATACTCAAGGAATGCACCCATTCTAATAAGTGTACCTTCTCTTGTGATACGAGTCATACCGACACGGTTAACTCTTCCTGCACCTTCTGCAAGCATTGGCATACCGTTAGATACGTCAACAACTGAGCGAGAAGAACCATACAAGTTACCTGCTCCCGGAATAGCACCCGGATCATGTGGTAGTACATGAGAAGAACCAGTTTGTGGGTTTCCATTTTGATCAATACCTTGATCATTTACGTTGGCATCATCAAGGATATATAGAGTTTTGTGTACTTTCAGTGTTTTACCGTAGTTAAGCGGCATTGTCTGATCATCACAAAGTTGTTCAAATATAATATCTCTCTTAGCTGCTCTAATTGCCTTCTCACGAAGGGCGTCAACTCTTACGTTAGCACCATTTGATGCTGTAGTTGTTCCATCTCCATAGCTCATTCCTGCCATGATTTATCCTTTAGTTTGTTTTTTCCAATAAAGCATCTAATTCTTCATCGGTCATGTCTTCGACTTTCTTCTGAGTTCCCCCTGAAGATCGTCCACCTGAAGGAGCAGCAGCTTTCTTTTTCTTTTTTATTTCAGCTTGTTTATTAGAGTTTTTTTCTTTCTCTTTTTCTTGCTTGGTTCTGGTTGCTTCTTCGCTTCGCTTTAGAGCATCTATCACTTTCGCACCGGCTTCAATATAAAATTCAAGATCTGTTTTACCAGAACCACCATCAAGTACTTTCATTTTTTCCATTACTGGAATAACTTTGTCATACATAGAGAATCCGTTTTCATCTGTCTGCATGTCAATGTTTAGCAATTCAAGTATCTTTGGGTTCTCGTAAAAAGCATCTTTGCTTCCTTCGTCCCATTTGTCCATAATTACGCTAACTGATTCCTCGTATCTTGGCTTTGTCTTGATTCTTGTCACAACGTCATCAAGTGCTAACTCAAAATCACCAGTTGTATGGTCTTTAGGTTTGTAATCATCATTAAATGCATCAGCATCTATGTCTAGCGGATCAATATCTGCTTTCTTCAAAAGACTCATAATGGCTTCTTTGTTCCCGCTTTTTAGTTCAACCAACATATTAATGTCGTCTTCACTTAAACCGTTCTTCTCCATTGTCTTTTGTATTTTGCGTCCTACAGCAGCTTCTCTAAAACGATTATCTGCTCCTATTGATTTTGCCGCCATATGGTAAAGTTCATCAAGACTTTCAATCGGATATTCTTTTCCATCAGCTCTTAATGGCTGAAATTTCTGATGTTCTTCATCTGATTCTGATGTGTCTTCAGATTCATCTTCGGAGGTACTGTCATCCAACTCGTCATTGTTTTCAGCTTCTTCGGATTCTTCTTCTTGGTCATCATCTTCCTCAGTCGATGAACCACCTTCGAGGTCTTCGGATCCTTCATCAGCCTGATCGACATCAGGTTGTGACTCATTATCCTCCACTTGCTCTTCAGTGTCATCTAATGGGCTTACAGTGGTGTCATTACCAATGCCATCGTTTGAAACATCATGTTCACTAGGATTGTTTGCTATCATTTCGTTTAGTTGATCATCTGTCATTGTGGATGTATCAGTCATTGCTCACCTCTATTTCATCACCAGTGATATCATCAACTACTACTTCAACGTTAGCTAGTCTTTCTGCTTCACGCTCTTCAGCTTCAGCTTCTTTTATTCTTGCCTCCATAGCATTACCTGCCTGTCGGATTGTTAACATATAATTTTGAATATGACCTATGGATCTCATTTGTCCTTCAAGTTCACGCTGGTCGATGTCATCCATCATTTCAGGATTAACTATCGCTTGAGCAATTCTTGCTGCTTCATCTCTAAAATACCCTTCTATAAATATCTCTTTGAATATTGGGTTCTCTTGTAGTTTAAGCAGATCATCTCTCTTCTTTACGACCTTTTGTGCGGATTCTTTTGTCATTTCTATCATTATTATTTTTCCTTTTCTGTTATTGTGTGTCTATTGACTTAACATTTTATAGATTCTATTTAAAGCCGTTTGACTTAGTGCTTGTTTTCTTTCCAGAACCAACAGACTCTGCTTTCTTGGAAGGATATCCATTTTCAGGTCCTCTAGGTCTGTTTCCCAAACCACATGGTCCACCACCTTTGCCACGTCCTTTTACAATTACTGTAGTTTTTTTCATGTTAACATCTCCTTTGTAAGATTATTTCAAATTGTACCATATTTTTTTTACAAGTCATTTTTATTGTTCTTTGCAGCTTCCTGCTTCATGCGTTCTTGTGTGATCTTTGATAGCTCTTTGGTTCTGGTATTTTCTCTATCCTGATCGCCTTTTATAGCTATCTTTTGAACTTCTCTTTCATGATCAATTCCATCTTCCTTCATGAGGAAATCAAGATCCTGAGTATCCGATTTACTATCAAGATTTCTAGCTTTAGCCAATTCATTTTGAGTCTTAGCAGATTTAAGCTCATAGTCAATCTCATTCTCTCTTGCTTTAGCATATTCATTTTGTACTTGTGCTTTAAGTAATTCTATTTTGAGTGCCATAACTTCTTGTTCTTGTGGTGATGGTTGTGGTGGTGGCATATTCCTGAGAGCTTCTCCAAGAGATGGCATATCATTGATATCCATCAAGTCTCCCATAATTATGTTTGACTGTTCTGCAGGCATATTGTTACCCATAGTTTGCATAAGGAATGCAAGTCTATCGGCTTTCATTGCTTTTGCTTCCTGAGTTTCTATTGACATCTTAATATCAATATTGCCTTCAAGGTCATCTCTGTTTATAGTTGCAAATTCAGACTCTGTTATTCTTATGACTTCTTCTTCTTCAAGGAATAGTGCATCATATGCAAGCCATGTCTGCAACATAGGTATAATACAGTCTTCTGCTATACCTCTGATTATCTGCATTTCTCTTTTGGCTGAAGATGATGTTGTTGCATTTACTGCTGCTGCAGTGGTTCCGAGTGAATCTCCACCCCTACCATGATCAAAGGATTTTATTCCTGACATAGCATCCGCTTCGCTTCTATTCTTTTCAATTACGCTGAATATGGAAGGACTTATTGGAGTATATTTCCCTTCCCATACATCAGCCATAGATGAATTGTATTCAAAGTCCTCACCCTTTTTGAATTTAAGCATATTCGCTTCATCAGTAAAGTTTTTCTTTGTTCCTCTTTGACCATTGTTTGCAGCTTTCATATCATCAAAGATACCTCTGTTTAGCACAGAGTCTATACGTTGTTTATCTCCTATGAGTGTACATAAAGATTCACCATATATATATCCCGGTCTTCTTCCGTATACTGCTCTTTGAAATGGAAGTCTCCCATCATCCAATGGATTTGGATCTTCTCTGATTATGACATCTCCAACCCAGACAACAACAACTGGTTCTGCAATTCCGTCACCATTTATATCATAGTTACCCCAATACTCATGTGCAATAAATCTTTTTCTTGCTTCATCTGAGAATTTGAATGTATCATCTACATTGTCTCTTGGAATATATGTCTCGTCTCTTTCAAGCATATGCTCTAGCTGATCAAGATTTTTATATCTTCCATCTTTTTTCAATGTAGACAAATCTGTTTCAAAATCATGAATAATAAATTGTGCTTTATTTATCTCTCCACGACATGTTGGATCTACACGAATATCAACAAGTTCACATATTTCTGCAGTTGGCTTGTTTTTGATTGTTTTCATATATGTATGCTCTTCTTCTACAATTTGTGTAGGGATCTGTTGCATAAACATATCTTGTACTTCTTGTGGATCCTGACCATTTTGTTGTGCTTGCATCATTGCTTGTTGCATTGATTCCATAAAGGCTTGTTCAACCATTGGCTCCATTGGGACAGGAACTCTTTTTTCTATTATTTCTGTTACTTCTTTTTCTTCAAATTCCCATGATGTTTTTACAAAACATGTTCCTTCAACTGCAAGCTTGATAACAAGATCAGATATAAATTGAAATCTATTAAAATCTCTTGAGAATTGATAGTTAAGAAGCAGTTCTGCTTGTCTTGCAGTTTCCACATCACTTGGACCCGCTGGTTCAACAGTTATAATTCCCTCTGATGAGGTGAATGGTGCGACTATTGACGGAACCTGCCAATTGACATTCTGTTTGACCATTGAACTGACATATCTGCTTTTAAATCTTTTTTCATTTCCGTATGGCTGTGAATCATATATTGCAATAGAGTCTACGACATATGCATCATTATCATTCTTCATTTTTTCAGCAGATTTATAATCACCCTGCATATCCGTTAGCATTTGATTTTCGTTTTCCATTTTAAACTCCATTGTTTTACATTGAATAGGTATCTACATAATCATATTCTTCTTGAACATCACTATACCATATTCCATCTTCTTCTCTATTTTTGTTTACTGTTTTACCTACGTTTGGAACCACCAGATCTACCATGCCTATTTGTGAAATTGTATCAAGAATATCATCATGCCTAGCTTTTCCTAGTTTACGAGGGTTAGTGTTGGTTCTAGCTACACCTTTAAGTTCATTCATTAATTCAACAACAAATGGATCATTTTTTAATTCTCTGGGGAACCAAACCTTATGTGCTGCAAATTTAGGCTGCACTGTTAGGAATCTTTGGAACTTGTCACCAATAGGTTTTAACCCGGGCTCTGTTTGATTTGAAAGCAATGTAAAGAATATATTATCTGTAGACATCTTATCAAT